GTTGGGGAAGTCGAACGTTGGGCGATCCCAAGATAGCATTTCCCAAACAACTGACTCTAGTGTAGCGCACTATGGGAAACCGTCAAGCGCCCTTGATGTTCTCCTATGACGGGACGTAAAAAAAGCGGGCCTAAGCCCGCTTGTTCGCCGCCGCGCCGTCCGCGTCACGGTTGATAGATGCGCAAGTGTCCGTTGCCTTCAAGGAAGTTGCGCAATGCAAGGCGCATCATGACCCATGCCGCCTTATTCACGTTCTCACCCGCTTCCAATACCTTGCCGGATTCGTCCACGATTGCGAATCGCGCGGGCTTTCCGTCCTTCGTTTTCGCTTCGATTCCAAAGCAGTTTGCCGAAAGGTCTACGTGTTCAAATGCCGGGATTTCAGATGGATCGATAAGCAGCATGGTTTATCCTTTCAACGAATGTCTACACGTTTGCTGCGTACCAGTCGCGCCCCTGGTACGTCGTGCCCGATTTTCAGGACTTCCGCGATTGCCTTTTTATCGGGTTGCGGTGGCGGCGGGTCCGGTTGCTTCATGAAGGCGGGCGGTATCTGGCGCTCGTCATCGATTACGACGCTTGGCGGATTGGCCGCAATCTTGATGACGAAATGCGGGCATTCGATTTTCTGGACGCCCGCCAGCGTCATGCACGAAAGCAGGTATTCACGAATGTTTGCGGCCCGGTTTTCCATCGCCCGGCGCCGCGCCGCCATGGCATCTTCGGCGCCCTTAATCGCGTCCGCGTTCGCCTGCAAGGTCTTGATGGCGTAGGCGACGTTCTGCGCCTTGACTTCAAGCGGATACGATTCCGCTTCGATGGTGTCCGCGATGGCTTGCGCGTCGTCTTGCGTATCCATCAGCGAATCGACCATTTGCCGGAATTCGGCGGCGATTTCGTAAAGCGTCAGTGCGGTCATGTTGCCCCCGTCGCGGTGATTAAAAAGGCAAGTCGTCATCCGGCATGCTATAGCCGCTGCTGGACGATGCCGTGCTGGCCGCAGGATTCGGCGCCTTTTTGCGAAGCGGCTTGTCTTTCAGACTGGCAATGACATTGCCGAGCATTTCCGGCGCCGTGCGGCGTCCAAGAATTTCGGTTGCCATCAATTCCGATCCCGCTTGGAACACGGCAAAAATGCCCATCTTCCAGCCCGTTTCGCCGGTCGGGTGCCCATCGAACATTTTTTCGTATTCCTCAGCGCGCAACAGAACGCCGATATCCCGATTCATCAGCGCATCGAAACACGGCAAAACCTGTTCCGTGTCGCGCTGCTGGTCGTAATCCCATTTTTTGACCTTTTGCGAGGTCGCGCGCAATTCGCGAACCTGCAAGCAAGTCATCATGGCGTGCACGATATTCATGCCAAGCAATGCGGTCCCGTCCGCCTTTTGGGTCCAGACATCAAAGCGGCATTCCCGTCCGTCGTCGGCTTTGAAGCTGAAACCGATGCCGTCCGTTTGTTTTTCTTTGGATACGATTTTTTCAGCGCGCGTAAATTTGCCGGTGTACTTGCCGGTTTCGGTAATAAAACCGTTGACGGCATCGCCAGCACGCGCCATTTCGGGATTCAGAATGTACATGAGTCGCCTTTCGTTACGGGGTAAGGTTGAAGTATTCGCAAATCGCGGCGTCCACGGCTTGCAAATCGTTATCGATGTGATCCGTGTTGAACAGCCCAAGCGGGGATTTCACGGTGTCGTATCCGCTATTCATGGTCGAGAACAGATATTGACCATTGATTACAGCAGTTCTCAGGACGATGGTAAAAAGACCTTCCACCGTGATTTTGTCGTCAAGCATTCGCCCAATCGTCTTAGCGCGAACCTTGCCGGTTTCATCGGTCGAGGTATGCCCGAGGATATACACGCGGACATCGCCGGGCAGGTTGGACGCCGCATTGAGAATGTCCCAAGCGTTCCGCCCAATGTCGTTGAATTTGTCGTAGCCTTTTTCCTGATTCCGGCGCATGAACTCATTTGCCAAAACGTATTGAAAGTCATCAAGGATTACGATTTTTCGGGGCGTGCGCTGCATGACCGTTACGATTTTTCGGCTTTCGTCGGTTACGTAAATCGAGCCGGTCGGATTTTCCTTGTTGATTGGTTCCCAACGGTTGCGGAAGGGAAGCGGCTTTCGTACGGCCTGAATAAGCAGGACGTTTGCCGGGTCAAGATTGCGCAGGCTGGTAGTTTTGCCGGTCCCGCTTTCGCCTAAGATCATGGTGGCAATGGACATTTACGCCCCTTCCAACTCTTCCAGCATCGCGCGGGCAGTGGTTGCCAGTCCTAGGAGATATTGCGCGGCTTCGTGGTGCTGGCGGGCCAAAGTGATTTCGGCGTACGCGCTTTTAAGGTGATGGTCGTGCAGGCGCCGCAGATACCAACGGCGCAATGTGCGCCCGAAGACATACGGCGAGAGCATCGAAATTTCGCGGGCCGCTTTCTTGGCATCGCCCTTGTAGTCGGTCGCGTTCTGTTCCTGTTCGGTCATGTTGTCCCCTGTCGTCCTGCCGTCGCCCGATTGCGAACCGGCAAGGATAAGTTAACCCAAATTAACCTTTCAGACAAGCAGAATTAACCATCCGGCAGGAAGTACCCTAATCGGGTATGCTGCAAGGGTTATCGTCCCGGCAACAAACGAACGTGATTTTTTTTATCCCAAGGGCAACCGAAAGGAATATGATAAAAAGAAAAGCTTGCGGTACACTGTATGGATGTACAGTATTCTCACGGAGGGGACACGATGACGCACAACGAAGACACGGCGGCACAAACCGCCGAAATGTTGGGGCTTTTCCCGCTGATGGTACGGGCCGACCGGGAAGCAGTTTTGCGCTACGCGCGGAGCCGCATAGCGAAGTACAGCGCTGTTGAGGATGACGCGGAGCGCTTGTTTGTGTTGCCTATCGGAACTCTAATGGTTGCCCGCAATGTCGGGGTTAATCTTGTCCAGTTCAGCGGCAAAGGTTAAAAGCTGGTCGCGCGCATAGGGCGGGCTATTGTAAAAGTGCCGTATCAGCGTCGTAAGCTGGTCGGCGGTCGCCCGCTCTGCCTCCAATGAGGCTCGTATATTTTTCTCCCGTTCGGGGTATCCAATCCCGGTTTCCAGCCATACAGGATCGACGCCTAAGAATTCGCCTAGGCGCCGTGCGTATGTGCTGGATATTGCGTTCTCATTCTTGCGCCAGAGGGATACGGCGGCAGGGGTACAGCCTGCCGCCCGCGCACAGTCGGCGGCGCTGACTGTCTCCCCTGTCCGCTCCGCGCGCAGGCGCATTCCATAGTCTAGCCGCTCCGACAGAGCGTTAAGTTTGCTTTGAGGCATGGTGTCTAGTCTCCGGTTCCTTGGTCTGACGACAAAGATGCTAACACACAAGTTTTAGACTAGGAGGACTTTGCAATCCTCATTCTTGATGTTCAACATTTCGCGTCAACACAATGTCAAGAGCAGTAAACAATTTCATCAAGCGGGCTTGACAGTTGGCATTGCTGGACTTAACCTGTCGTCAAGTTGACTTAACGAATTTTTGTGAATTCATGGGCGATACGGTCGAAATGTTGTTGGACGGTCCTGACGCCCTGGCGCGGGCAACGTTGATGCTAGAACGGGCCGCGCCGGTCTTTTGGGACCGGGGGCAACCGCTGCGGCTGTCCGTGTCGTCCCAAGCCGCGCCGAACACGCCCAAGCAAAAAAGGTTTTGGAACGGTCCCGTTCTGGACGCCATCGCAAATCAAGCCCGATGGGACGGCAAACGATTCCCGAAAGAGTTTTGGAAAGAGTATTACCGGCGCAAATTTCTTTTGCGTGATGAATACGTAACGCCTGATGGTGAGGTCATGAATACGTATTGGTCAACGGCGGATAAGAGTTTTTCGGTTCGCATGATGGCCGATTTTCTGGACAAGGTGATGTTCGACGCAATGACCGAATGGGGGGTGATTTTTGATGCTTAACCCAATTCCTAATTTCCCGATGGGGGCGCCATGATGCAGCTTTCATTACAACTTGCAACCGAGGGCGCCGAACTGGCGGCGGCAAAGGCCAATCGTGTTCATGCCGATTGGTCGGAAAAAGCGTTGGCCGCATGGCAGGAACACGCCCGCACGCATCAGCATTTCACGGCGGAAGACGTGCGCCTTACCCATGCGGACGCCGTACCAGCCGCGCCGGATCAAAGGGCATGGGGCGCAATCCCGCGTATCGCGATTCGCCAAGGTATGTGCCGCTCTGTCGGCGTGACCAAGGCGAAAAGCCCCAAGGTTCACGGTTCCTATACGACGCTTTACGAGTCCCTTATTTTCTGCGGGGTGGTGAAATGATGCGGCTTTATCTGGTCGAGAAACACGGCGGGCGGCGCTTGGACC